GGCTAACATCAGGTCTAGGAAGTCTTGCAAAGATAGCTGGCTGAATAGTCTGAACATTGCTCCAGAGGATGTTAAATCGAGCATTAGGGTTTCTGTCGTACCTAGAATCATCTTTGTATTTCTTTACTATGCGGTCTACTCTAGCTTCCCAACGCTTATATGAGCGCTCATAGCCCATGATTGTTTTGTACCAATCCTCGTAGGTGTGGTTTACAGTAGCTTTATCGTTTGCCATAGAGTTGCCTTAATGTTTGAATATTTGGCGAAATGTTTGCTTATTTTACCTTTTTTATATTCTATTGTTTGTTTTTACTTTGGTTTCTTTCCATAACTCGTTAAGAGATACTTCAGTCTTACCAACAAATACCCCCCGTATAGGCGCTTCAGGGTCTACTATTTTCGCCTCATCTTTCCAAGTCAGCGCTAAATAACGAAAAGCATCAGCACCATGAGAAGTCCAATCATGGCGAGGCTTATCCCTGAATACCTTTTTATCTTCATCATATTCCCTTTGATATTGGCGCAGACACTCTATGCCATCTGTGCACTTGTGGTCAAACCATGTCCGAGTGAGGGCGAGGCGGCTTGCCTGAATGCCATCTTGTAATTTTAAATTAGGGGCAATTTTTATGCTTTTAAGGGGTATCTTGTCACCTAGTTGTTCGATTACGCTGCGGTTAGAAGATAGCGTCTTAGCCCTAGCGTCATGAGGTAGCCAATGTGTACCATACACATAGCCCCGCTCTTTCTCTCTGCTTTGCAAAATTCCCGCATAGAAGGCGACTGGCTGTCCGTTAGACGAGTGATAATCTAAACACCTAATCTCCCCATGCACGACTTGAAAGAACCAGATAGCGGTGTCGTCAGAGTAGCCTAAATCCCAAGCAGTATGCACAGGGAATAGAGGCTCATATTCAATGTCCGTAATCCTACCCCCATCCGTCAATGCTCGCATCTCTTTACCAAAGTAAGCCCCAAGAATTGCAGATTCAAAGTCGCATTCGAACTCTTGTAAATATTGGTCTTGAGTCATAGTCTTAGCTGCATCATCTAGCTCCGCCTTATCGAGTATCCCCGTCTGACTAGCCCTTAATACTTTGACATACCAATCCTTACTAGAGGCTGCTGTCTGATACATTTCCCAGAAGGCATTATGACCTTTAGGAGTGCCGATGAAGGTGGCTGAACCCTTCCTATCAGTTAAAAGAGGCCTGACCACAGCCCCCCATATAGAGGGTTTCATATCGGCATATTCGTCAAGGACTACGGAGTCTAGGAATATCCCTCGAAGTCCATCAGGTGAATCAGCCCCATATAGCCTTATCCTAGCCCCATTGATTAGCTCTACCCATAGCTCGGATTGATTAGCTTTTTTTAATACAGGTTGAGAGAATCGGACTAGGTAATCCCAGGCTATGTTTTTAGCCTGACTGTAATAGGGGGCTATATAAGCGTATCTGCCATCTTCTTTATCATCCATGAGGGCTTTATAGATAAGGTCATTGATACATAAGACAGTCTTACCGCACCTCCTATGGGCTACTATCACGCTCCATCTCTCTACCCTGTCGTGGAAGTCTTCGAATACCTGGCGAGGGCAATAGTCTAACTCTACCTCTAGGACTCTCTCAGTCATTCAGGGCGCTTCCAAGAGATGACCATGCGCTGTGGTGCTTGTTCATCTCCCACTACTTCTTGCCTTGCTAATTTAGGTAAGTGATATTCCATCACAGCTTGCAACATGAGAAAGGCTTTCTCAGGGTTAGGCTGCACAAGCCATATAGTATTGCCCTCTTTGTCATATTTGATACATCCCTCTTTGTCTGTCTTTGGGATGCCATGCGCTACATCCTCCAACCATTGCTGCATTCGAGGGCTATTCTTATCCACAAACTTAGCGATGGCCTCTCTGGCTATGTTGGTCACTTTATTGGGTGTTCCAGGTGGTCTTCCTTTACCAGCATTAGTTAAACCAGGTGGAATCTTTTTAACTGTTGAGCCATCTTCATTAATGGTCATTGAATCATAGCTTTTAGTTATAGCTTTGGAGTTTTCCATAGTCTTTCTGTATAAAACAGTAGTCAATAAATCTAAGTAATTGAATTTATTAGACGCAATATAACATAAAACCATAGTTATGCTGTAAAAACAACACAATCAATAATATTTAGTTATATAAGGGTTTGTCCTATATACAAACTGTAACCAATCGCTACAATTCATAACAGCAGCACAATTCAACGCAGTAAATTTAAAGGGGATTTAAATGAAACAGACAGAAAGATTTATTCCACAAGGCTATGAATTAACTATAGACCATAAAGAGTTAGGCATTACTGTATATACAAGAGATGGAGAAACATTGGGTGGATTATGCTTTGTAGGTAAAGCAGTTAAACCAACTTGGTTTTATCGTTTCAAATCAGTAGAGCAACGCAACAAAGAGATTGAGCAAACATTTGCTAGGGTTCAATCTAAGTTAGACCGCAAAGCACAAGAAAAAGCCAAAAAAGCTGATGCAATGGCTAATCATGGTGTGGTCGTTGGTGATGTGTTTAGATGCTCTTGGGGTTATGACCAGACTAATATAGATTATTACGAGGTTATCTCTATCACAGGTAAAACAGCCACAATTTGCCGTATTGGTTGCCTATCAGAAAACACAGGCTGGCTACAGGGTGACTCAGTACCTCAATTAGGTGCTTTTATTGGTAAGCCAAAGAAAAAGCTCATTCAAAAGCGCTCCGTAGACTCTGAGGCCTATTTGACTATGAATAGTTTCTCTACAGCTTTTAAGATGCAGCCTATAGCAAAGGTTGGTAATAAGCCAGTCTATGAGTCTTCACAATGGACAGCTTACGCTTAAGGGGATAAACATGATAAAAATTAAGAATTGGCACATGGTGGCGTTGTTGGGCTTGCTTTTCTTGGCGGCCCAGCTTGCCTGGCACTTAACAGCTAAAGGAATTATCTAATTAAACGCAGTATAAGGGGCATTTTGCCCCACTTTTAACAAGGGGAATACCATGACATCAACAAAGAAAACAACCAAAGCATTACCAGCTAAGAAAGTAACACCAGCCGAACAGATAGCTAAGTTGGAGATGAATAACGCTATCCTAGAATCAGCTCTATATATGGCCTACGATGACTACGATGAGATGTTTGCCGTTTTACGCTATATCTTAGACGATGTAGACAAGCCTGATTTTAGTAAGTATCAGGTCAGAGGCGCTCTCAAAGCTCTTCGGACTTTAATGATAAGTAACCAAAGCATGATGATGGATAGTGCAGGCTTAGACTATTAAGCATTTATAAACAATGAGGGGGGTTCGCTCCCCTCTTTTTTTGCGGGGCAATTATGGAATATAACCTCTTCCAATGGAGAAGGGCGCTAGGACTCACCCAAGAGGGCGCAGCGAGACTTTTGGGGGTGCATCGGGTTACCTATACCAGATGGGAAACAGGGGCTCAAAAGCCTCCTAATCACATCGGCATGGCTTGCCTATCTCTTAAGCAAATGATGATTAAAAATTAGCCGACAATGTCAGGGTCGTGGTATTTATTCATGGCCTTTGACAATGCCTCTTTACGCTTCATACGCTCATTAGCTTTCTTATTCAAAATACCGCTATCGTCTAATTCCAATGGAGGATTATGGTCTTGGCGTTTTTTTTGCTGTTTTTCTAGCGTAGACTCTTTATGAGGTCTAAGCATAGCGTTTTCTGGTGGGTAGCTTCTAGTCATGTGTTTCATTACATATCCTTCATTTTTGAGGCAATCATTTCTTTTCTTGTGGGTTTTGCTGTTTTTGCGGATTCTTTGAATGCTTCTGCCGTTGGCGCACCTTTACTGCCAGGCTTTCTCATCTTTTCGCCAGAGCCAGCAGCTATCCTAGCCTGTTTTTTATGAATATTGGCATAAAGTCCGTTTTTCATTAGCATTTCCACCTTGCTCTAGCTGCTTTTCCTCGTTCCCCATTCCAATGCTGACTTCTAGCGCAAAAGCTATCGTGCCTACTGCCGCTTGCTTGGGGTGCTTGTAAATTACTTCCGTTCTTTGCGTTATATGC